TGGATGGGCATGGTGTTTGTGTCGGCAATATCTACGTTTGTCGGTTACATCACTCACTATTGGTCGAAATGAAATGGTTTTGGCTATTTCTTATTTGCTTGGTATTTTGGGCGAGTGCAAAAGCGCCTTGCACAGTTACAGACTTTTACGCTCTGAGTTGGCTGGGAAACCCATCGGAGAGGCATCAAAGATTGTCGGAGTGGCTCACCACAAATGGTGATAACTGTTCCTCTGAGCAACTAGCGGGTATTTGGAATAACCTTGCGGCATGGGCGGGGGTTGCGGATAGTGCAGAACTTCGTTCTAAAGTGTTGTATTACTATGCAAGGGCGGCTGAAAGGGAAAAGAAATGATTACCTTAGACAAATGGTATCCAATGGTTCAGCCAACCTATGATGCAAAAATGGTTGCTTTTGATCGTGCGGTAGAAAAGAAGTTAGAGCAATACAAAGAAGCCGTGGAATGTAAGAAATTAGCCATCAAAACCCAAGAATTAGATGTTGAACTTTACAACAAGCGAGCTAGAGAAAATACAATTTCGTTGGAGAATATTAACAATCACCGACGTTTTGCAATATTTGTGTGAGGACAAAATGGAAGATTCAAGAAACAAACTGACATTTTGGGTGACATTTATGGTGAGCGCAACGCTTTGCCTTTGCATCCTTGGGATGGTGACGGCCTTCCTACTCGGCTTGTGGGCTAAAGAAGTTGATAATAAAGAAATTTTTGCTATGCTCAGCCCGGCGTTCCAGACCATCATTGGCGGTTTTATTGGCCTCCTTGCTGGCGTTAAACTTTCACAGAATCAGGATACAAAATGATTGGACTAGATGCACTACTAAACGTGGGCGGCAAGCTCATCGACAAGCTGATCCCCGACCCTGAAGCTAAAGCCAAAGCCCAGATGGAGTTGGCTAAGATGGCGCAAGACGGCGAGCTGGCTAAAATGGCTAATGAGACTGAGCTGTACAAGACCGAGCAAAACAACTTGACCCAGCGCGTTCAGGCGGACATGGCATCCGATTCTTGGCTGTCTAAAAACATTCGCCCCATGACGCTGATATTCTTGCTGGTGGCCTATTCTGGCTTTGCAATTGCGTCTATCTTCGAATACGAAACCCGTGGCGCGTACGTTGAGCTGCTGGGGCAGTGGGGCATGCTTGTCATGTCATTTTATTTTGGTGGCAGAACACTTGAGAAAATTACCGACAGGGTGAAAAAATGAATTTGACTGAACACTTTACCTTAGAAGAACTAACGCATACAGATCACAGACAATATGATAATACGCCAAATGATAAAGAACTCGAGAACCTCAAACGCCTCGCAGAGTTTCTTGAAGACGTCAAAACAGTACTTGGGGGTAGACCAATCATGGTCAACTCGGCTTTTAGAAGCAAGCAAGTCAATGATGCAGTGGGCAGCTCTGATCGGAGCCAGCATCGCCTTGCTGCTGCTGTGGATTTCCGAGTTCCTGAACTGACGCCAGATCAGGTTGTCAAAGCAATTATTGCATCAAATCTTGGCTACGATCAGGTCATCCGAGAGTTTGACCGTTGGACACACTTGAGCATACCTAACACACCTGATGCCAAGCCTAGAAAACAAGCGCTGATTATCGACAAAGCTGGCACTAGAGCTTATGCTTGATGCGTCCCTCAATTGATGGGAAAATAAGCCATGGCATTACAAAAAATTCTTTTTAAACCCGGTGTCAATCGGGAAAATACTAGATACACCACTGAGGGTGGCTGGTATGAGTGCGACAAGATTCGTTTTCGTCAGGGTAATCCCGAAGTCATTGGCGGGTGGGAGCAGATTTCTACATCCCTATTTAATGGCATTTGTCGCTCACTTTGGAATTGGGTAACGCTTGGCTTTTTAAATTTGGTTGGCGTCGGCACTAATACCAAGTTTTACATTGAAAGCGGCGGTTTATACAACGATATTACCCCCATTCGCACAACTGTAACGCTTGGCACAAACCCTTTTACTGCTGATGGCACTACTACAGTCACTGTAACTTCTGTAGCACACGGGGCAACAACAGGGTCGTTTGTAACATTTAGCGGAGCTACTGGCACTTATGCTTCAACGTGGAATGCAGAATATCAAGTCACAGTTATTAGCCTTGACACATACACAATTGCCGTACCAAGTAGTATTCCTGCTGGTGCTTACGGGGGGTCTGCAGTTGTTGCCGCTTACCAAGTCAATGCTGGTCCTGCTTTTGCTATTCCTCTAACAGGCTGGGGTGCGGGTGCTTGGGGTGCTGGCCCTTGGGGTTCTGGCGGTACAAGTACTAGCCCACTGCAGCTTTGGAACCAAATTAATTATGGTGAGGACCTAGTTTATGGTCCCCGTGGTGGCAATATCTATTACTGGGATGCAGCTGGCGGTGTCGGCACTCGTGGTGTTGCGCTTAATACTCTTGGTGGTACTGTAACTTTTACAAATAGCTCATCTACAGGCGTGCCGACTGTGGTAACTTCTACTGTTACTTTTACCGAGGGCGCTGCGCTTCAGTTTGCTGCCACTACCTCCCTGCCCGGTAATATTGTTGTAGCTACAACATACTATGCATTTCAAGTTGACGGTAATACTTTTGGTTTAATTAATGCTGCCGGTAACGAAATAAGCACAACCTCTACGGGTTCTGGCGTATACATATCTTTAATTGTTGACGCGCCTATTGCCCAAAACAATCTTACTGTCTCAGACTCTTCCCGCTTTGTGATGGTGTTTGGTACTAATGATTATGGCCAGACCTCAATTGACCCTATGCTGATTCGTTGGTCTGGGCAAAATGACCCCTACAACTGGACGCCCGACGCTACTAACCAAGCAGGGTTTACCCGCCTGTCTCATGGCTCTCAGATTGTTACTACCGTGCAGTCTCGTCAGGAGATTGTAGTATTTACCGACTCAAGTGTTTACTCGCTCCAATACCTAGGACCACCCTACGTTTGGGCGTCGCAGCTGCTCGGCGACAACATTTCTATTCTTAGCCCCAATTCGGCGATCATTGCTTCCGGTGCTGTGTACTGGATGGGCGTGGATAAGTTCTATGTGTACGATGGCCGTGTGCAAACCCTTAACTGTGACCTACGCCGGTACATCTTCCAAGACCTAAATCAAGAACAGTATTTGCAGGTTTTTGCGGGTACAAATGAAGGCTTTAATGAAATCTGGTGGTTCTACTGTTCTACTGGCGCTACTGCGATCAACCGGTACGTTGTGTACAACTACCTAGAGAAAGTTTGGTATTACGGCACTATGGCACGAACTGCATGGCTGGACTCTGGACTCCAATCCTATCCAATTGCTGCTACCTACAATAACAACTTGGTAAACCATGAAAAGGGTATAAATGACAGTACAACCACTACCCCAGCAGCTATTAATGCATACATTGCCTCATCTGAATTTGATATTGGTGATGGCCACAACTTTGGTTTTGTGTGGCGTATCCTGCCCGACTTAACTTTTGAAAACTCGTCCGCCTCTCCCATAGGTAGCCCCGCTACTGTGACGATGGAGCTGTATGGCCTAACTAACTCAGGCTCAGGTGTAACAAGTGATGCAAGCCAGCCGGTTTTAAAAAGCAGTGCGTACAACATTACTGAAGAATTTACTGGGCAGATTTATACGCGCTTCCGTGGCCGTCAAATGATTTTTAAAATTAGTTCTAATCAAATCAATACAACATGGCAATTGGGCGCCCCCCGTATTGATATCAGACCAGATGGTAGACGCTAATGGCTGAATTAAATGTATCTCCACCAAGCTTACCGCTGGCCCCCGAAGAGTACGAACGCAGGTATCAAGACCAACTAAACAACGTCTTGCGTTTGTTTTTTAACCAGCTGTCAAACCCCGGCAACATAGGCGGGGCCACGCTAAACCTAAACTTAAATACGTTGCCGACTGATGCGGATTTGCCCAATTTGCGCTTAGGCGATGTTTACAGAGACACACAAGATGGTGTACAAGCAACTAGCCAAATGCTTCGCATAAAGACGTCAACATGATATTATCGACTAACCCCCATTTTGAGAGGCAATTATGAGCCTTCACGCAATAGCCAACCACGTGGCATCTAAGGGTCGCGGCCCCGACTCAATGCTTATACACATGACCCCCAATGAAGTGCAGGGTCTTCAGGCGTTGGCTTTAAAACATGGTGGGTCTCTGACTATTAACCCCGAGACTGGTCTCCCAGAAGCGGGTTTTTTGAAAAACCTGCTACCCGCAATTATTGGTTTTGGCCTTAATGCATTTGCACCCGGTTTTGGTTCTGCAATTGGGAGTGCTTTGGGGGCTGGTGCGGCTACTGCTGGCGCTATTGGTACCGGAGTTGCTGTTGGTGGTTTTGAAGCATTACGTACTGGTAGTTTACAAAAAGGCCTTATGGCGGGCCTCGGTGCCTATGGTGGCGCTGGTATGGCTGGAAGTTTAGCGGAAGCGGGTACCGGTGCGCTATCTAGCCAATTTACAAATGATATTGCTAGAGAAAAAGCGGCGGAGATTGCTTCTGGGCAGCTAGGCGACGCAGAAATTGATAGGATGGTTTCTGAGAAAATAGCGTCAGCTTCACCATATGACAAACTGGGAGCAGGGTTTAGCTCTGTAACTGCGTCTCCCACGGATGCTTTACATTTTGCCGGAAATAATTTGAAGTACGGTCTGGCCGCTACGTCCCCCATAATTGCTGATGCAATGGTGCCGACTAGTACCAAAATGCCTACGGCTGCCGCAAACCCCGGGTACATTCGTCCTTATGACTATGACCCCCGCACTCAATCTCTTACCCGTTTAACTCCCGTCAAAGCTGGGTTTAGGAATGGCGGCTTGCTTGCACTTGCCGGTGGCGGTGATCCTGCTGATGATCCTAACGCCAGATTTAATACTTTGTCAGGTCAGTCTAAAGCAGCTTATGATTACTTAATGGGTAACACCGGTAGGTCTTTTGTTCAACCCCCAACAGGAGTAGGAACGGGGCAGACTGGACCAACATTTACATCATTGCAAACTCCTGTAGGCGGTACAGGTACAGGTACAAGTTCTACACCACCAAATGAAGTGCAAACCGGTACTGGAACAATTGAGGCGCCGACTCAACCCTACGTGCCTCCTACAGAACTTACGGACCCTCGAAATTATCTTAGGGATCCAGATGAGCAGTTTAATCCGGCTGAAAATCCAGAGGCTGACTTTTTTGACGACGTTTACGACGATACTGAACCAGAAGTAGATTACCCAGACCGTGGCGAGCCTGAACCAGAAGTAGATTACCCAGATCGTGGCGAGCCTGAGCCAGTAATGCCTAGCCCAGATGAGGACTTCCCATCTACTTATACAGAGCCAGTAATGCCTAGCCCAGATGAGGACTTCCCATCTACTTATACAGAGCCAGTAATGCCTAGCCCAGATGAGGACTTCCCATCTACTTATACTCCCCCAATAGATGACTATGTGGATGACCCCTACATTACTGCTAGGGATGCTGATACTTATACAGATGAGCCCGTAGTTTTTAATGACAAAACTGTTGACCCCGAAACTGATCCTTATAGATACGTAGATCCTGAAGAAGTAAGAGACCCCGGGCTAGATATTCCTTTTGATCCACAAGAAGAGCCAATAGTTGAGCCTTTACCAATAGATGAATATGGGGATGACACCTATACGGATGAACCCGTGGTTTTTGATAACAAAGATCCTGAAGTGGTAAAAGATCCCGGACCAGATATTCCTTTTGACCCGCAAGAGGAGCCAGTAGTTGAGCCAGAGCCTGAGCTTGTAGAACCTGTAGTAAAAGAGACAGAACCTCCTGAGTATCATGACCCAGTTGAAATTTCAGATCGCGGTGAGCCCGCGCCTGAGCTTGTAGAACCTGTAGTAAAAGAGCCTGAGTTTGTAGAACCTCCTGAGTATCAAGAGCCTGTAGTAGTTGAGCCCCCAATGGATGACTACGTGGATGAGCCTGCTGTAACTGCTAGGGATGAGTTTGTACCTGAATATGTTGATGAGGGTAAACCCGGTGAACCAACACCTGTAGAAGAAACTGGGTATCCATACGTACCTGACTACGTTGCGCCTGTTGATGGGTATGCAGAAATTCCAGATGAGTACACAGAAGATGTTGGTGGTGGTGAATACACTGGTGGTGGCGGTGGCTATGGTGGTTATGGCGGCTACGGTGATTATGGTGGTTATGAAAGAAGTGGCGGCGATAGATATATGGATCAGTTTGAGGATACGTCAGCTGCTAGAGGTGGTTTGATGGCTGCTCACTATGCTAGAGGTGGGTATATGCACCCATTCTTTTCACAACAAACCGGTAAATTTAATTACCATTCACCACACATGTACGCTAATGGTGGTATGAGTAATTTGGGTGGTTACTCCGATGGTGGCCGCTTGCTCAAAGGCCCCGGTGATGGTGTGTCTGATAGCATCCCTGCATCTATTGGTAAGAACCGCCAACCCGCACGGCTCGCCGACGGCGAATTCGTAGTGCCTGCACGTATTGTGTCTGAGTTGGGCAATGGCTCAACAGAAGCTGGCGCACGTAAGTTGTACGCAATGATGGACCGCATTCAAAAAGCTCGTAGTAAAACAGTCGGCAAAAACAGAGTAGCTACTAACTCTCGTGCCGACAAACACCTTCCCGCATAAGGAGCCGATAAATGGCAACAGATACAAATATTTCGCAAGTAACGCAGAATCAGGTTGGCTTTGCACCTGAAGTTGCACCGTATGCACAAAACCTTTTAGGTACAGCCGCAGGTGTTGCGTACACCTATCAAAAAGACCCAAGCGGCAACGTAATGAAGGATGAAAAGGGACTGCCAATTATTAGCGGTTTCCAGCCTTACCAGCAATATCAAGGTGAGCGTGTTGCTCAGTTCTCTCCATTGCAGCGCCAGTCTTTTGAGGGTGCGCAGAACATGCAACCAGCATATCAGTTACAAGGTGCTACAGGCTTGGCTGGTTTGGCTGGGCAACAAGCACTCGGTACACAGTACAACCCATTAAATTTTCAGTCGCAAAGTATCACAGGCGGCAATATGAATGTGGGTGGTTACGGCGGTGATAGGGGTGTTGGTTTTGATAATGGCGGCGGAGATGTTGGTGTCGGCTACGGTGGCGGTATGGGTGGACCACAAAACACTCTGCAGCAATACATGTCTCCGTACATGCAAAACGTAGTACAACGCCAACAACAGGATGCCTCACGCCAATCGGCTATTGCAGGACAAGCTCAACAAGCTCAAGCTGCTCGTATGGGTGCGTTTGGTGGCAGTGGCGATTATCTTATGCGTGGTCAGATGGCTCGTGATTTGGCTCGTCAAAAAGGTGATATCCAAGCTACTGGCCTACAAAACGCATATGGTCAAGCACTTCAACAGTTTAATACCGAGCAGCAAGCTCGTCAGCAAGCGGCACAACTAGGTGAGCAGTCTCGTCAATACGGCGCAGGGCTTGGCTTACAAGGCTTACAAACAGCCCTTACAGGCGCTAATACACTAGGCAACCTTGGTCAAAATCAATACACCCAAGGTATGGGTATTAATCAACTGCAGAATCAATACGGCACACAGCAGCAGGGTCAGATGAATACTATCCTTGGTAATCAGTACCAAGACTTCTTGAACCAGCAGAACCAGCCTTACAAGCAGCTCGGCTTCATGTCCGATATTATTCGTGGTGCGCCCTTGTCTCAGCAAGGTAGTACGGTCTATACTGCACCTCCATCGACTGCACAAACTGTTGCTTCGTTGGGTCTCGGCGCGGCTGGTATTAGCAAACTATTTGCTAAGGGTGGTAGAGTTAAATCCAGTGGCCTCGGTGGTCTTGCATTAAACAAGTTGGTGTAAGGAAAAATTATGATTGACATGGCATCTGTTTACGCCAATAGGTATAAACAAAACCCCCAAATGCTACAAGCAGCCGTGCTTGGCCGAAGCCCTGATCGCAGACTGGACCCTTACACTGCGCTTAATGCACTAAAGCTGATTAATGAGTCCAACAGGATGATGATGGCGGGGCAAGCACAACAACCAACTTCATCCCCTTCTATAGTCGCTCAAAATGTAGCCCCGCAGATGGGCCTTGGCGCTATGGCCCCCGGTGCTATGAACCCAAACCCAGCGCCTACAGCCGCACCAGCCGCTCCAGCTCCTACTATGACAGCAAAGTCCGGTGGTTTAGCTAGTTTGCCAACTCCAGATTATGGATATGCTCGGGGCGGTATTGTTGCGTTTCAAGAAGGTGGGTTTAATATGCCCACACCCGCAGTGAGCGCCAATCCTTTGGCCGATATGCAACAAAGCAATGATGGCAGTGATGGAGACGATGACGAAACCGACACTGGAGTTGAAGACGCTAGTACAGGTCAAGGCAATGCTGGTCTTCAATCAATGATATACGGGGAGCTACAAAAAAGCATCAACCGTATGCGGTCTATCACACGTAGAGAACCTACCAAAGAAGAAAAATCTGCAATGTTTAAAGACATTGTTAATCAACTTGAAAACGTTGGCGGCCCCGATATTTATGGCGATGTGAACAAGAGTTTAGATACACGCCAACAAGCTATGGGTAAGAACTATAGCCAAGACAAAGGCTTAGCATTACTTCATGCGGCGGGTGCTGTGCTTAAGGGTCGTAATTTGGCTGAAGGTGCTAGTAACGCACTTCCAGCATTTGCTACTCATGCGGCTGAAGCTAGTCGGGCAAATCAAGCCGAACAACGTGCTATTGAAAGCATGCGGTTTAACGTCAACGATGCTCAGCGCAAAGAGCGTATGGGTAACCGCCGTGCGGCTATGTCTGCTATGTCAGAAGCACGTAAAGATAATCAAGCAGCAGATACTTTTTCCCTTAACCAAGAGAGAGCAGTTGCTAATGCCTTGGGTACTGCGATGCGTGCGACTCGCCCCGGTGCCGCTGCTGGTGCTAATGCCAAACCACCTAAGTTAGCCGAGCGTTTGTACGACGACAACCTTGCCAATTTGCTGCAAACGGAAACACCAAATGAAGGTGAATCAAATGAGGCATTTAAAATACGTATGCGTGCAGAGGCTGGTAAGTTAACAGCTAGACAGGTCAAGGATGTTGGCCCCGAAAAAGCCGCAGCAGAAGACACAAAAAATACAAATAGGGCTGATACCGAGCTTGACAAACAAGTCGCTAAAGACAAAATCTTTGACCCAACTTGGCAAAATGCTGCTACATCAGAAGATAAACAAGCCGCAGAAACCGCAATACGTAATCGTATTATTGCTCGCCGACAAGCTCAAGCTTCAGCTAAGGATAAACCCTCAGATGGTGGGGTAAACAAAAATTCGACAACTGCTCCAGATATCAGTACCATTAAGGGAGCGCCAGCAGGTTCAACAATTGGTAAATCAACTGCCAAAGGTTGGGAAGTTCTGGATTCATCAGGAAAATTAATCGGATACGCTAAAAAATGAAATTCGTACCCCTTTCTGAAACAGACAATGAAGCAAAACCAGACGGGGGGAACGAAGCAGAAGGTTTAACTTTCACCCCGCTGGAAAAGCCTGAACTTAAAGCTAAGCCCAAAGTCAAACCTAACCTTGAAGGCGACTACGACTTTGGTTCTATAGAGGGAACTGGTTTAGATCAGATTGCTTTGGGCAAACCCACGCCTAAAAAACAAAGCGTATTACAAGGGCAGGAGATGCCCGCCCCCCTACCTACCGAAGACAAATATGTTATCCGTCCTGAGTTTGTCGACGCTGTCCAAGCTCAATTAAATGCTGTACCACCAGAGCAACGCCAAGCCGCGTTAGCTAAGTTAGTTGAGCGTTCTGACGTATATGGTCGTGCAGCTCGTGCAATTGCTGGGCGATATGAGGCCCTAGACAAAGTCCAGTCCAAGAAGGCTAGAGAATACACTGATCCACGCTTAGAAGTCCAGACCCAACGATTTATTGACCAAGGTCTACGCCCTGAAATTGCCGAGGGTCAAGCAAAACTACAAGCTCTACAAGGGCGTATCAAGCCAGATTTCCAACAATTAAACCGCGATGTTGTTGGTGAACAAGCTGCGGCTGAAGCTGCAAAACGTGCGGAAGAATTGGAAGATGCGGGATTTTGGAAGCGTGTTGGTTCTGGTGTTACTTCAGAATACACAAAAGCTGGTCTTGGCTTACTTAGCGCTTACGCTGACCTGACTGGTGACGATCAATTTAGTAAAGACTTGATAAGCGCTCGGCGTATTGAAGACGCACGGGGCAAAGCTATTCCCGAAGGCAAATCTATTTTTGAGCGTTCCGCGCAAGGTGCGATGACAAGCTTGGGAACTCAAGCGCCTTTTCTTGCTTTGAGTGCTTTTACTGGTACCGCCGCCCCTGTCTTGGCGCAAGCCGCAATCCAACAATTTGGTGATTCCTATAGTGAAGGCCGTGCCGCTGGTTTATCTGGTGAGGCTGCTACAGCACGTGCAATACCAATGGCTGCTGCCGAGGTAATCTTTGAACGCTTCGGTATGACTAAGGCGTTGGCTGGGCTAAAAGGTTATATCGCTAAGAATGGCGTGCGCGGTATACCCGAGTATATGGCAAAAGCTTTAATGCACGAGATCCCCCCTGAGATGGCAACTACGCTGACTCAATATGGAATTGACATCCTTCCCGGAATCGGCATAAATAAAAACCCAAGCCTTTTAGGTCTGTACCAGCAGTTGGAAGAAACCCTACGCCAAACAATCCTTCAAGCTGGAGCAACAGCTGGCGGTACGATAGCAGCCACAAAAACAGCACAGTACGGGGCGCAAGCAATTAGTCCAATGGTGTCCCCTGAGACTCGCCAAAAACTTGAAGCATTCACGGGTCCACGCGAAGGCGCCTACCAACGGGATGAAAGCTACGAAGGTATCTCTCAACTGCTTGCGCAGTCCAAAGGATTTTTGGCCAAACAACAAAGACAGCAGCGTCAGGAGCAAGGACAAGGAGACCTTGGTGACGTTGGAACTACTCGGCCCGGTGATGAACGGCAATTTACTTTTACTCCCTTAGATGAGTTCAACCCGGAAAAGGTTACCACTGCTGAAGAACGTGAGCGAGAAGTTAATAAACGCACGGCTGAAATTGCTGCAACCGGTGTTCCTGATGAAGATGCGCGTCAGATGGCTGAAGCCGAAGTTGTTGAACAGGAGAAAAAGAACGCAGAGCAATCCAAACGTCTGGCTACTCAAGTACCTTCAGATAGAGTAAGTCAAATTGCCCAAGACCTTATTGCCGCAGGTGAAGACCCACAACGAGCTATATTAAAAGCATTCCAACAAGCTAGAGAAGAAGCCGAAGCCGATGCGCTTTTTAAAGAACAGGAAAAAGAAGCCAAACTTGCTGCTAAGCAAGCTAGGGAGGAGAAAAAAAATGCTGGACAACCTATCGGTAAAACAAGTCGAAAAAGCACTAGAGTGGCTAGACAGCCCAGTACAGTGCCCACCACCACAGGAGTTGGAAACATTGACACAAGCGGAGTGGTATCTACTGGACAGACTACTACAGCAGCTACGTCTGGAGAAACAACACAGTCCACTGCAGTAGACGATGAAATTGAAAACGCCCTACACCGGTCTGTGTATCGCAGATTGACAGTAGAAGGTGGTGAACTTAGAAAAGCGGAAGAAGACCAAGGTAGAGTAGGTGTAGACAACCCGCTTGTTAAGGCAATCACAAATATTATAAACCCCCTTTATGTTTCTAAAGAGGGGCTCATCGAATCTTATAACTACGGAAAAAATAACGACCGAGCAGACATTGCTAGCGCCGCATCTTGGGAATATAAACGTCGTTTTGGCGAAGATATAACCACAGGGGGAATAGTAAGTTTTACGACAGCTAAAGGTAGTGAGTACACAGTTGACTCTGAAGGTAAAACTTCACGTACCAAAAAATCTGAAGGTGCTGGGCAAGGTACAACTTACGCCCCCCATACGGCGCTATATGTAAGCCCCGGTGACAATAACGAAATTTTGAGCGATATGCAAGGGGGCATGGGTGGTAACTCTGTGCGCCTTGGATACATTCAAGATTTTAAATTCACGCCAATTCAGAACGTTTCAGAAATACCTGAAGGCGCACAACCAACTGTTATTGTTGTCAACAAAAAAGATAATCAAATTGTTGGCGTGTACAAAGCTAATACACAACCACAAGTTGGACTGCACCCAGTTGAAAAACGATATGAGCCAGACGGCACAGCAAACACGCACGTTGGCAACGCTATTACCTCGATTCAAACCACAGGAGCCGGAGTTGGCACTCAAACCACTGAAACCAAGCAAGCAAAAACGCAAGGACAAAAGAAACCAAGAGCCTCAAGAGCTACAGGTAAGCCAGTCGGCCGCCCTGCCGTTTTAACCGAAGAAGAACGTAAACAAAAACGCGAGGGTAATAAACCCGTTCAAGCTGAGAAAAAGCGCGCCGACGATGCAGTCACACGCATTACCAAGGCGTTGAACAAGCTGGCTCAGCCGATGGACGAATCCATCTATGCAAACGATGATGAGGTTAAAGAAGCTGAGCAAAAACGCCGCGACGAAAAGCGCGAACTAATTAAAGAGTTGTTTAAATTACAACAGTCTCCTAACCTTCGTGGTACAGCAGTAAGCACAAGGATTAAAGAGGCGCTTAACCATCCAAGCATTACTGCAAAAGAAAAGGCTGATATTCAAGCTGGCATGGCTGCAACTAAAACTGGCCCGTCCAGTGCAGTGACTATTGCTAAGGGTAAAGCCGACAGCACATTCAGTAAGTTCAAGACTGGTGTTCAAGCTTTGTCTCACATTATTAAGACAGGTGATCTTTTTCAACAGAAGTTAGGCAAGCGACTTCGTGGGTTTGTCAACGGCGTAAAGTTTGTTGTGATTGAAAAAGGTGATGAGCTTCCAGAACAACTGAAGAAAACAAAGAACGCTCAGCAGTGGGACCGTTCAATCGCTCTGTACATTGAGAACTACAGGACTGGCGACAAAGTAATCTACGTTCGCGGTGCTTCGTTTGGTGTAGACCAAGGCGTTAATAACACCACGATTATGCATGAGTTGTTGCATGCGGCTACAAACCGCAAGTTGGCTTTAGCTTACGCAATGATTCAAAAGGGCCTTAACACCAACTCGGCTGTAGTCCGTGCTGCCCAAGATTTGATTCGCACTATGAACAGTGCGGGTACGTTGTTCAATGAGTTGTCGGCTAACGGCACGTTGACTAAAGAGATGAGCGTGCTTGCGTCTCATGGTGAAATCTTTGACGACCCACGTGAGTTCGTTGCATACGGCATGACTGACCCTGCAATGCAGGGCTTCCTGTTACAAGCGCACGGGTATGAGGAAGACACACCATTCTTTAACCGATTTGTTAATGGCCTCCGTGATTTGTTTGGTATGAGCGATGATGATACCAACGCGATGACCGACTTGATTATCGTTACCGACAAGCTCTTGTCTTCACGTACACCTGCATGGGCTAGACTTAGTGGTGAGGTGGTCAGCACAATTACAGATGCCTTTAGAAATTGGTTTGGTGACAGTAAAGTTGTGGACAAAGAGGGTAATCCATTAGTTGTTTACCACGGCACTACCAAAAACATAATTACATTTAAGATGTCCCCTGAAGGCGCTCTTGGTGCTGGCATATACCTAACCCCATCCACAGAGTACGCTAATCAATACGCACCAAAAAATCTTGCTGGGGCAAACATTATCCCCGCTTATGTGTCAATTAAGAACCCGCTAATCATAAATGGGTTAATAAGAGACCCAATGGTTGAAGCTTTAGTGCGTCTTGGTGTTGCCGAAAGTAAAGCCGAAAGCATTGTAGAAAAAGCATACGAGGAAAAGGGCTACATTGGTAAGCAAGTGATGACCCGCGCCATGGCCCAAGGTTACGACGGCATCATGCAGTACGGTCGTGACGGCGAGCTTAGCGAAATTGTTGCATTTTCAAACACCCAAGTTAAATCTGTGTACAACCAAGGTACGTATTTAATTGGTAGTGGGAACATATCGCAAGCTGTACTCCCCGAAGAATCAGCAAGTAGCTCGATCTTTGGGTTTGGTAAAAAGGGCGATCAGGAAATCAAAGCTAAGCCAAGCGCCAACGTGCAACGCTTGGCTAAGATGCTCGGCAACAAACTGTACGGCACACCTGACGATATTGCAAAAGTCTCAATCAAAGAGCTGTTCCAAAATTCATTCGATGCTATTAAAGAAGCAATTGAAAAAGGTCAGCTTACCAAAGGCAAGATTAATGTATCTATAGACTCAAGTAAACGTACGATTAAAATTATTGACAACGGCCCCGGCATGCCGACTAGCGTGATGGGTAATCAGTTCTTGCAGATTGCTGGTACAGTCAAAGGTACTACACGCGCTTCAGGCGGCCTCGGCGTAGCCAAGATGTTGTTTTTGTTTGAGAACAAGCAGTTGGAAGTTGTATCACTGCGCGATGGTGTTGTTTCTCGCATGGTTACAACGGGCGATGATTTGAAAGCCGCTCTTGATGACCCAGATCGTGGGCCGACTATTACAACTACAACTGACCCCGATGTTGTAGAAAAGTACACAAATGAACTATTCCCAGATGGGCACGGCACGGCTGTAACTGTGCAGATTCCAGAAACATACGTAGACGAATCAACAGGTGACGTAAAAGACATTTCTTTCCAAACGTACTATTTAGAAACTGCCCCTGTACTTACAGAAAGCCCTTTGTTTGACGATATTGAAGTTACGTTTAACGACGGCTATGGTAATAATACATTACCAATTGGTTCCAACTTCCCAGCGAATGAATACACGTCTTTTGCTAATGTGCGCTTTGCATGGGGCGTTGCTCGTATATATGTATCCAAAAACAAGATGGATCAAAAGTACTACCCCCGTAAGAACGCGCATGTTCTTTCAAATGGGTTGTGGCAGTTTGATGTAGCGCTTAAAGATAGGCCGGGTTGGGAAGGTGAAGAAATTAAACGAAACTTCTTTATTGATGTTTCCCCAGACCCGCGTGTCAAACCTGAAGATGCTGGCTACCCATTTGAGTTAAACCGTCAAGGTTTCTCCAAGGTGGCACAGGCAGACTTTAACAAAATTGCAAACTACATAACTGCGATCTATAGCCAGTTAGACTTGGCTGCGGGTATCAGAAACTTTGGTGATGTGCAGTATGTTAATCCTGATGGAACACTGTCGGCTAAAGAAATTCTTGAACCTAAAACCCCACTAACAGACACTGCGTTTACGCTTATCAAACCCGGCGACAAAGTTGAGGTTAAAGATGGCGTGCTGTATGTCAACAACCGCCAGATTCCAGAGCTTACAAACGATGACTTGAAGAATGTGTCAGTGCGTATCGACGAATTGACTATTCCGCAGAACGAACTTGACCCTGATCGGGTCATGATTCATGACAACACAATTAGCGTTACCACCCCAACTGACCCAAGCAAGCTAAGAAAGCTATTAACTAAATTAGGTTGGCAGGTAACAGTTAATAGCAAAAATGAATACGTTGCTTTTAACGATCAGGTAGAGTATGCCGACGAACAAATGGAGGGTCTGGCTAAAAAAATGCAGGAGGCCGGTGAGCTGCCCCCTGACATGTCGCTATCTGATGCTGCGAGAAACAAATTTGGTGTTGCTTACGATAAGTATTTGGCTGGTGTTGGCCAAACATTCCTGTATCTGCGCAATGCTTTGATTGCCGCCGGACGTGGTGAATACGGTGATCTAGCTACGCAAGTAATCGGTACTAGTATTGACAACCAGTATTACGGTGTCAACGTAATGTTGCCGTTTAAAGGCATGTTCATTAACCCATCTGTTACCAACTTATCTGGAACGCCGCAAGAGATCGCACTTTCTATGATAGGCACAATGATTCATGAGCTAGCTCACTTTAAGGTGCGCAACCATGGAGCTGAGTTCCCTTCTGAAATGCAGAAGATTATGGTATTGTTGGAAGTCTTCCCCGGCTTTGACATGCGTCAGGTGCAGAAAGCTCTGACAGACCACATTGCAGCCAACATCGACATATTTAGATACTTAGAAAAGGAGTTCAAAAGTGGAAATCTCAAACCTCGTGGAAACCGCTTCAAAGACGCTAGCGCCGAAGAAATCTCAGATGAAAGTGCTCCTAAGTCAATGGGAAGCATTAGCCAAACAGGAGAAGGGCGATCCAGCCTATCAGCAATCACTGGCGAAGGCACTGAAGATACTGGAGAAGTCATCGACGACAGCGGAGATGATAACGAAACTGAAGCAGTCAGAGGCTCGCTAAGGAGTCAAAAAGAAGTTGACAAAAAAGTCGCCGAAGTTGGCGAGCAGTTTAGTGAGTCGGTTAAAGGTGACAAGTTTGCTAAAGGTGTGTCGTTGCTCCAGATGGCGCAGGACCCCAAACAAGTTATCCCCGCGCTCCGTGCTTTATGGAACCGCCTAAATTACTATCAACGTAATGCGTTAGTGCGTCTACCTACTACAGACTTCTTGACACAGTGGGCCGCTAATGCGGTGCCCGAACTAGTACACACAAACGTGCTGCTACAAAAAATGAACGGCATGACGCTTCAGTTCCTCAAGTCTTCCGGTGAGTTGGTTGACAGTATTGATCGTGCGTTCCGTGCAGATAAAACCTTGCGTGCCAAATTAGACCAGATTGCGTTTGAGTCTACGTTAGCAGAGGTTGACCCCTCTAACCCATCAGCAGATGAACGTAGCGCTAGCCTTGACAAACAGTACGCCGACTTGGGTGTTGAAGGCCAACGTTTATTTGTGCAGATCAAACAGCACTTTGAAAGGTTGTCGGCTTACTTCACCAAACTGTTGGATGACCAGATTACAACATCCAATATGTCGATTGCTCAAAAGGCCAATTTGATGAAGAAGATCAGGTCGATTTATGAGCAGGGTGGCAAGATCAGTCCATACTTCCCGCTTGTTCGTGAGGGTGACTATTGGTTGGCTATTGGCAAAGGGAAGACACGTAAATTTTTTATGTTCGAAAGTATGGCTGAGCGCGACAATGCAATGCAAGCCTTTGCCGACGAGCGTGTTAAACAAAAACCCGGTGAGTCTTGGGGTGCGTTCCAAAAACGCCGTGCCGAAAACCTTGAAGAGTTATTGACTGACAAAGAGTTTACATATGACAACGACATCAGTTCGTTGCGTCGTATTTCTTCAGACAGTTCCGCGCTACTGCGTGAAATTTTCGATGTAATTGATAGCTCTAACTTGGGTGATGCCGACTCTAAAGACAAGCTGAAAGATGCGGTGTATCAAGTTTACTTGCAAGCAATGCCTGACCAAAGTTTCCGCAAACAGTTTATTCATCGTAAGGGTGTTACAGGTTTCCGTCCTGACTTGTTGCGCAACGTGGCTCACACCACAACTAAGATGGCTACTCAGCTTGCTCGTATTAAATACGCACCATTGCTTCGCACTTCGTTGTCGGCGGCGCGAGATTCTATTGAGAACCGCCCACGGTATACACCATTTGTTGCAGAAATGGAACGCAGGGTTACCGATGAGCTTGGGTATATTAAAGATGATGCGGGTAAAAAAATTGCCGGGGCACTTAATAAAGCATCATTCATTTGGTATTTAGGTGGCGCATCTTCAGCTTTGTTGCAACCCTTAAGCTTGTTTCAGACCGGTATGCCGGTGCTATGGAAGTATGGTTCTATTGGCGCTTCCCGTGAAATGGGCCGCATGATTAAGATGTGGGGTCAGTTTGGTGTGTACAAAAATAATCCTGACGGCAGTAAGTCTTGGGTTGCCCCTTCTGTAGAGTACGCAAAAGATATGACTCCAGATGAGCGCAGGGCCATCCGTGATATGTTGTCTCGTGATGTAGCTACATCTACATACGCAAGTTCAATTTTTGATTACAAAGCTACGCCGACCGATAAACGAAGCGGCCCAATTGTATCGTTTGGCAAAGAGACAGTTGACGTACTTGTGTTGGGTGGTTTGATGCATTCCACTGAGCGCATTTCACGCGAGATGATGTTCTTGGCTTCGTACCGTTTGAACCGTGAAATGATGGCTAAAGGTAGCATGACTCCCGCTGAAGCACACAATGCGGCAGTGGACCAAGCAGTTATGGATACTAACGAAGCTCTGGGTAACTATGGTCAATACAACCGACCACTGTTTATGAAGAATGCCGTTGGCAAAGTCTTGACTCAGTTCATGATGTACCCGTTGCATGTGACTTTGTATTTGCTTAGAAACTTCATGGAAATGATTAAGCCTATGGCGGGCAAAACACGTGAAGAGGCGATCAAAAAGTTTTTTGGAACTTTGGGTACTACGTTTGTTCTTGCTGGTGCATCGGGTCTACCTATGTTTAGCACTATCATGGGCTTGATTGGCGCGGCGTGGGAAAAAATGCGCGGTGATGATGACTGGCCTAAAGACCTTAAAAACATTAGTTTTGAATTATGGTTCCGTACTGTTTGGTTGGAAGAGCAACTTGGCGGTACACGCATAGGTGGCAAGAAGTTGTCTGATATTGTTGATCGTGGTATAGCTAATGCTGTGACGGGTTTAGATATTGCGGGCCGTACAAGTCTTAATAACATATGGCTACGGGACACTAAAGAGTCTAAGACTGTTAGAGAAGGCGCGATGGCTTTGGCGTTAGAGAAAGCTGGCCCCTCTGCAAATATGATCTTGTCTTGGTTTGAGGCATTTGAAGCGTTCCAACAGGGTGACTACGATAAAGGTGTTAGCCGTGCGCTACCTGCAGGATTCCGTAACTTCAAGACTTCTTACGACCTATGGAAGGAAGGGGCAAAAGATAATAAGGGCGCGCAGATACTGTCTAGGGATGCATTTTCAACAGGTCAGTTGATTTTTCAAGCAGTCGGCTTCCGTTCGGACCAACTAGCAAATACGCAGTACGTGACTTTTAAAGTAATCGGCCTTGAACAAAAGATTTTGAATGAGCGCACGCAACTACTGAACCGACTTGATCGTGAGTTCCGCAACAAAGACTTCAAGGACTTTAGTAAAACTTTAAGTAAGCAGGTTAGTAAGTTCAATCGCCAATACCCAAGTTATGCGCTGGAGGCTGATGATATTACCGACTCTATTGAGAAACGTGCAGAGCAACGTGGTGAGTCTTATCGTGGGATCACGCTGACTGAAAAGAACGTACCCGTGTTTATTAAAGCGCTACGACCATCACGTCAAGCCGCAACGGAAGCAGAGGAAAAAGGCAGGATTGATTTGAAAGGTATGGCGAAATAAAAAACCCCCGGTGATTAGCCGGGGGTAAAAGGAGAAATTTGGAAATTCAAAACTCAACAGTCGGCAACTGCATAGCCAACGCACGTAGTGTAGCCTAGACTCTCCATACCCGCAAGCCTTTAATTCCTGCTTCAATAACTATTTTTGTAATCACTTCCATTTTTAGCCGCTTACTTACTGCCGCAATTTCTTTACGCGCGGCCTTCTCGTCAATGCAGGGTACAAAGAAAGAATAACCGCGCCTAAACTTAGACCAGTCAATTTGATACGATACTGTTTCGATCTTCATCTGTTGTCACTAAAGCGTCCATCTGTAAAAACTCAGATGCCGATGCGTCAAACTTAAGCACCCGAACTGCGGGGGATACAACCTTCATGCCCTTGGACATTCGTTTGTTCACGCTCTCTACATAAACTTTAATTTTGCCTAATTCCTTCAGGGTAGTCTTGTAGTTGATCTGTTGTTTAACGCAGAAGTCCTTAAATTGTTTGGCCGCAATAAAAAGTTCTTTGGTATCTGGCTCGTAACGTATGAGCAGCTCTCCACGGGGCTCGAGCATAGGCATTGACTGCAGGTTACTACGTGCATCGACCTCACCATTTACTACCAAAGCATTAACAATGTGGGCGTTAACAAATTCACCAAGGATTGTTACTGGGGTTGAGGTTGGCGCTTGGATTTCAAAACGCATTTCATTCAGCATACCCTTGAGCCAGTCGTAGATTTCCTTCATGTCGTAGTCGTGCAGACCCAAGTTACCGGCAATCAAACCACCGGCAATATTACATGCGGAGACACCAGACCAAAAACGCTCCTTCTGGTTGAACTGTACATCCCTGTCAAGCCGAGCCTGTACTTTGCGTACCAAGGAAATAGCCTCTTCAAGATTGTTAACTAGCCACTGGACGTAAATGTCACCTGCATGCCCATAGTTCTCACGCAGTTGATGGTCAAACATCTGCTTACCTTCTTGCACGTCGATGATGTTGTTGGGCTCAATCTTGTACTCAAGCAAACGCATGGACTCGCCGTCGGGTGTGTTCTTTGCTACGCCTAACTTCTCATAAAAGCTGGCGTTGGCTGAAGCTAGGGTAATCCCTTGCCACTTGGTATTGTTAACACGCAACGTATTCGACGAGCCGTTCATTTTGTTTTTGCCTCGCCCCTGCGAAATGCTATACGCCATGTCAGAGAACTCCATACCACTAAGGTTGGTAATCTCGTCAACTGTATTAGGCAAGTTGTTCATTACGCCGAGCTGGTGCATCTTTGCATTGAACGTATCCTTGTACATGGACGTGAGTTCTTTGGGCTGCCCATATACGCTGTTACACATAAACAATGCAGTCGACTTACCCGAGCCTGACTCGGGGTGAATCAAGTTAATGATCGCGCCTTCAAGCCCTGTAAATTTTAAAAGCGGAGAACCAAACGCTGTGAGTGCGGCAAACGCATGACCTTCTAATCCCGGTCTAGCGTACATGTTAAACACTTCCTTCCATTTTTCAAATGACCCTTTGGGGACAATTTTTTCAGCCACATCTTTGGTAATACTTGATGGTGGGCTATAGAAAATCCCGTCTTTTGTAATCTCTCTGTCGCCAAGAATGAACTTACTGTCCCCCTCGACCCAACCAAACTGAGTTCTCATGGTCTCTGCCTTTCTTACGTACTGTAAATTTTTAATAAAGAAAACAACAAATCGTGCCAGTAATTCGTACTGTGCTTTATGGGCTACAACGCCGTTATGCGCTAACTGTTTGCGTAACTCATCGGGTGAGGAGATAGACATCGTGGATATGCTGAACTCTCGTACACCGTCGTGCGGTAGATGCAAACGAAACAAAGCTACTTCGCCAATCTCAGGGTCACGCATGCGTTTGACCACATAGAAATCATGCTCGTAAACAAGTTTGGGCTCGGCTTCGGCGTCTTCGCTTTCAGGGCGAATGTAGACTCCACCATTTTTGCCCCGGAAAAACGGAAACGGATACTCGGGTATCTGTTGTAATTTAACTGTGCCATCGTTGTTCTCAACGGCGTACTCGTTGTCTTCTGCGTCGGCTTCCTCAATCTCAACACCGAGCATAATGGGTGATTTTATTTTGCCCTTATGAGGACACCCCTGACATCCTTGCGGATTGAGTTTTTCAAATGTCGAGCAGTGATGAGGCCCACCTTTCTTGCGTAGGTTGTTAACTTTTTTGTCAACTTCTACGGGGTCATAGGCTTCGTGTTCGCTCGATAGTTTATGTGCGGCCTTGTCACCATCTACGCAAAAAGCTGCAATAGAAAGAGCGGACCGCCACAATGGTTCTTCAATGCTATTTTGATTAGCAAAGCAGTGGTTGAGTTGGGCGCACCCATCCTCGGCCTTCATCATGATTGTCTTAAACCGCTTAACTCTGTTGCCCATCAATGCTTCCATCATCGGGCTCATAGAGCGCGGAATGAAATCGGGTACATCGTCCTTCGGGTCAGGCGCACCAAGCAAGTCTTTCAACTCTTGGTATTTCATGCGAGGCGTCAGTGGGTTTAGCACCGTCACCTCTTTAGGCTCTTCTTGTTTAAAATTAAATGTGCCGGGGATGCGCAGGATACGTGAAGCCTCAAAGACTGAGGAGTCCACAATTAACCCTTGCTCAACACACAATTCACGAAGCCGATTGGCTAGTGGCTCCCACTCGGTGCGAGACACTGTTTCTTCCAGTAACCAGTACGCATGAATGCCGTAACCGGAACTGACTAAGATTGGCTTTGGTAAGCCGACCGCAGAGCAGAACTTCTTGAACTCATCGAGTCCAATTTGCTGATCGAGGTAGCCTTTGATAATGCCTTTTTCGTCGGGTACACCTTTGGTTGGACCACAATCAATGTCCATCCATAAAGTACGGAAGTATTTGGCGTTCTCATGCGTACGATTGTTTAGCGGACCGTACTTGGCGCACCCAAAGAATACGTCAATTTTCCGTTCAACAAACTGCTGCGCTAGCTCTTCAACTTGTTCCTTAGTATCTACAAACTTCTGGTCGGGATACCTACCAATCCCCATCACACAGTAGCGCCCTTCCGGTGGCAGTACCGTATCAAGTAGATCGAAGGTTGACATTTTTAATTTGTTTCAAGAGTAGCTTTGGTGTGAGCGATGTAGTCGTTGATAGCTTCAGCGTAGCTAGAATGGGGGACAGAATCCCCCTTGAACCAATTGTAGATAGTCATCCGAGTTACCCCGAAGAACTCTGCAACGTCGCTAACACTAATGTTTGCACGGATACATACTCGACCCAAGGCTACACCCAAAGACTTGATGCTTGCTTTTCTATTTGCGTACACCAAGCTTTGGCTATAACCATAAGACATATTTAATCCTCGTCGCTCCAAGCTTTCACCACGGAGTCAAGATCTTTCTTGACAGTCGGCTTCGGCTCGGCTTTCTTTTCACGTTTGGTTGGCTCTTCAATAGGAGACTCATCCTTTGGCGCGGCGGCTTTAGGTGCAGGTGCTTCCAACTTGGGCTTACCTGCCATGTCAGCTTGGTATGGTGTCATAACTACCATCTTCAGCACTTCGGGCTTTTTAGCTACTTCGCTAGTCACAGCGTACTGTGCTTTGTTAATGTAGCCAGTCGGCGTAAACAGAACGGACTGGTTGTCGTTCTCTTCGTTGAAGCTGATCTGTGTGATGACGTAGTCCAAGCTCTTGCCGTTGTTGCTCAAGTACTTAGAGTAGTTTTCAAACGTATGGGTGTTTTCCCCTGTGCCCTCACCAAACAGTGACTTGGATGCCAAGTTCATCTGATAGACCTCACCTTGCAGTGAAGTACCAAAATCTTCTTCCAACACAAGCGCAATACGGCGTGAGTAGCGGCAGGACTTTGAGTTGCCCATGCCTGAACCTTTGATGTTCTGTTGGCAGTTGTCGCAACGCTCGGCTTGTGGGTTTATTGCACTTGCGTCAGGTGTACGACCGTCATTAGAAAAACAGTCGGGTGCAGTTGGCTCGGTATCGGGGCTCCATGTCTTTGCGTAGAAGATACGACCAACATGTGGTGAGGCATTAACAATGATAGCGTTTAGGCTACCCTTGACTTTACCCATCTCTTCGCCGCCGACTGTTTTACGGAAGATTCCGTTTTTGGGCACGATGCGTTTAACACCGGATTTACCGGCAAGTTGTTTTGTAAGCTCACTAACGCCCGCTGTTTGCAGGAAGTCGGGGAGGTCTAGGTTGATGATGGTAAGGTTACTCATCTCATTTTTCCTTTGAACGTCTAACTACCACGGAATAAGAATTCTCCACATTTAAGCCATGTGGTAGAACAGTGGGATTCTCAGAGAGAAAGTCTTTCATGTTTGTTTGATGAAGTCTCTTTTCTAACAGGCCAAATGCACCGTGCTCCTCTATGAAGTCGTACATTGAATCCCAATCGTTCGTCCAGTACCGTGACTTTACTGAGCGAATAATCGTGCCGTGTGGGGTGCGAATGCTGTCGGCATTCATGTCTTTGCATACATCGAGCATCTGTGCCTCTAGCACTTCCATCTGCTCTTTGAGGTCGTTGTCTTCAGCTTCAAACATGCGCTTGTTCTCGGCACGTCTGTCTCTGATTTTGATGTAGATAGACGTTAGCTTTGCTAAGTCCATGGGGGTAGTTCTATCCTTGACTTCTTCGTCCATCTGATTCTCCTAATGGTTATAAGGCGTGCGGTAATGACAGTTCACATGAAGCAGTGTGTATCATCAACTATGGAGGTCCTCTAACGGCGCTAACCCGTTATCCATCACTACCGCACAATTCAAATTATATTCTAACTTTTTACATTGTCAATAGTTTCCGAAGAAATTTCTTGACGATACAGATCAATTACTTTTTGGTGGTTGTCAATGTTGTTCCGAAGCATCGAGTACATGCGGGATTCGATTGGGCTACCCTTGATGTGTACGATGGTCATGTTGTTGACTTGCCCCGGTCTATCAATACGAGCGTTTGCTTGTAGGTACGTTTCAACGCTAGTGCAGGGAGCATACCAAATAATTGTGTTGGCGGCGGTTAGTGTTAACCCGTGGGATGCGGCCTTTGGTTGTATGAGTAATACTTTTGGTTCCGTTTGTTCTTGAAACTTTTTGACAATGTCGGCACGCTTGTTCACCGAGACCGAGCCGTTGATAACTTCACACGTAATGTTGTTCTTGGTTAGGTGCTTCTCAAGCAACTCAATGGTGTGCGTGAACGGAACAAACACAAGCACCTTGTGGCTCGACTCTTCAATCACCTCTTGCACCACGTTAAGCCGACTGCTTACGTCAAACTCAACTACTTCGCTTGTATCCGTATACACCGCACCTCCAGCTATTTGCAAGAGTTTGTTAATTTGAACGGCAGCGTTGACTGCTGATATCTCTTCCCCAGCTGCTTCAATCAGCATCTGCTTCTTTAGTATGTTGTAGAACTTTAACTGCTGCGGTGTCAGTGGTGCATCTCGCTCAACAAATGTAATCGGCGGTAAATCGAGGCAGTCGGCTTTCTCAAACCTGATCGCAGGTTGCAACGCTTTATGCACGATTAACTCTGCAGTCGGCTTCGGTATCCACTTGTACATGGTCAGCTTCATCATCACTGTGTCTCGGAACTGACCAAAGAAAGGCGACACACTTTTGGGGTTCACAAGCTTTGCTAATCCGTAAGCATCTACAGGAGATTGGGCGGCAGGCGTACCTGTCAACATCCACAGACCCTTGATAACGCGAGACAAATCACGCAAGTCTTTCCAACGCTCGGTCTGCGCGTTCTTGTAGGCTGAAGCCTCATCCACTACGATAAGGTCAAACCCACCTTCCATGATTTCTTTTTTAACTATGCCGACGCCATCAAAGTTAATGATGACAAACTCAGCGCCGCCCTTGATAATTTCTTTGCGCTTCATTGCGGCTCCGTAAGCAACTGCAACTGTTCTGTGGATCGCAAATTTAAACAAATCGTTTTGCCATGCCGACTTCATAATTGACAGGGGGCAGATCACTAATACACGCTTAATCAACCCAACAGTCATGAGGTAGTCGACAGCCCAAATAACTGATGCCGTCTTACCTGTACCTTGCTCGTTGAAGCAGAATGCTTTCGGATTACCGGTCAAGAACTCTGCTGTTGTCTTCTGATGATCGAACGGGGTGAACCCCGGCGGGCGAGGCCACGTGTACTCTGATAGGTTCATTTTCTTTTACGTTCTTTGGCGCTTACTTCGGATACGACCTTATGGTTTGAGCCGCGCTTGAAAGAACGATTTGCTGATGGGGCTTGAAGTTTGACTCCATCTTTATTGGAGCCACCTTTAGATAGTGCCTTGATATGAGCAACATCTTTGCCTTCGCGGACGTCAGCACGTCCGTCTTTGTTCCGGTCGGCACTCTTCTTGTCAATTGACTCACGTGCGCGTTGTCGTTCAAGCCGTTCATCGGCTTCTCCTCTTGCAATCTGCTGTTCATATTCTTTTTTATAAGGGCGGGGTTTGTTAACGTAGGGCATGTTGACTCCTAAATTTTGTGGAACTTTTCCATGGGTATGTAGATGCACTCTTCAATATCTTTAGCGTCGCCTCGGTCATATCTTCCACCTTGGCTTGGCTTGTACGATTTTCCCAAACTTACGGCAAATATGCCATCAGTAAACCTAACTATTAAGACAAATGGTATTTTGTATTCTTCTGCTATGGTTAAGCCGTTGCGCCATTTGTTTGCACTAAGCATGTACGTGGGGTACTTGTCACTTGCGTTCTTCCGAGTTTTGATTTCAACTGCCGCCGCAGGTTTACCATCCTTATAGCAAATGAATCCATCAATGTTTTCAAGCGTGTCGGTTTGTACAAAATCGCAATCTAAAGTATCCATTAGATAGGCGTGGACTTCCCTCTCACGCATTTTGTCTTGATTTGTTTCGTAGATTGGGCGCATATTAATTCCTGTTGTACTCACATTGTTTTACTGAGCAGAACTTGCACAGTGGTCCTTGGATGGGATTCCACACCCCGTTCTTTAACGCCGCTTCAATTCTTGCTACGTCTTGTGCGGGTTTTTCGATGTACTTTTGCATCATCTCTGAATGGTGAATTGCCCTCACGAATTCCTTGCTGACTACAAATAAGAGTGCCGACTTCACCTTTTGAATTTCCGGAAACTTGGCGAATAATCCACAAGCGACAAGATCGAGTTGCTTCACGTCCGCATATCTCGCACTCTTGCTGGTCTTGTAGTCTATGGAGTGTGCCGTTCCCGTAGTCGGATTGATAATCACTAAATCCGCTACCCCATGCCACCATACATTCGGAGCATCGAAGTCGCACGACTCTAAATTCTTCGTCAACCCAAGTTTGACTTCGCATAACTTTTCTCCGGGGATGTTTTTTAATATGTCTAAGAGTCCTTGCATATACGCAAACTGTTCGGGGATCGGCGTTCCATCACGAATGTATTCCTCCGCCACAGTGTGAGCTAGCTTGCCATACAGTGTTGCCTGTGTATCCGGTTCAACAACGTCCTTTGCTATCTTGGTGTGATAATACTTTTTAGGGCATTGCTGAAATGTTTTCAGGCTACTGAATGACCAAACAATACTCATGACTCATCCCATATATCTTTAGGCCAAACTAGCACAGGGGTTTCAATCCCTAGGTAGCCGCCTTCAATGTTGAATTCAATAAACTCACGTGCGTCCTCGGGCAACATGCCGTCACGCTCCATAAGAATATCTCGTATTTTCTCCGCGTCATATACTAATACAGATACGTGGGTACTGTCACGCCAAATAAACGCCGGTCCAATGATTGCTTCGTCGTACCCGTCGTACTTAATCACGTGTTCTTCTCCTTGAGTTTGGCTTGAATGGCTTCGGCAAAAACTTTAAATGTCGGAGGCATTTCATATTGACTCATTAACAAGCTGACCGCAGTAACAACGTCAACGGATTTCAAACATTCAAGCATTTCCGCATCAGTCAGTTCTACCCACGGCCTAAGCGTCTGTTGCACTTTAGCCTGAGCCGCCATGCCATCCTCATATCCTTGCCCGTAGGTTTCATTGTCAGCGTCAATCAATTGCTTGATGAGCGCTAGACTTTCCTCGCATACTCGCGTCAGGCTGTCGATTGCCATATTGCGTTTGATAATCATGTTTTTCCCCTTGCTTGGATGGCGTTTGAATTGCTTGCCAATGAATATGAATCGTGTAACTGCCGCAGTACCGCACAGAACTTCTCGCGCTCATGCTGTGCTACCAGATTGGCAAACTTCCACCAAGCGTTATCAGCAACCCAGTTATCCATACCGCCTTCATGTAAACCCATGTCGGTCATGATTTGCATTACCTCTTCTTGTGTCATGTGTTTCCCCTTGCTCGGATAGCTTCAGCCAAAGTATCGCCAGCGTATTCCACACTGTCCTCACACAACCTTGCACACGCCTCACGCTCAATCAGCACAGCGGCTTTGATGGCATCGGGCTCCCAGTGGTAGGGTTGTCCCATGTCTTTAAGTATCTGCTTACCCAAGTTGCTGTTCTTCTCCACCTCGTTAAAGGCTTCGTCTTCTTCTGCTGTCCAGTCAGTCATAGTGGTGCATCCTCATGGTTATCGGGGTTGAATTTAGGGACTCGGTTGCCCTTGTCCTTGGGGTTTGGAAACGGGGGGAAAGGCCATACGTTTTTAGCAGTCTCCATAGCTTGCTCCTGCTCCTGCTTCGCAGTTAAGTGGTAACTCCATGCCCCAATCTGGTCGGGTACGCATGCACATCTCAACGTATTCCAAAGCGGCCTCAACCTGCTCAGTCGGCACAATGCAAGCAATCGCATCATGCACAGTCATTACAACTCGATACTTCTTCGCAACCATTAGCATTTGCTCGCCGATTACAATCCGAGCCAAGGCTTGACATACGTTCTCAATTACCTTACCGCCATATATCCGTGTAGGTATCATCGCCTTGCCCTTCTTGGTGTCGTACACCAGCTCAGACTTCCCTTCCTCATTGTCTACTACACGCAGGTTGGGATAGCGCAGGTACAAACTATTGGGAAGTAAAACACCGTCATTACCATCAATCTTTAAAATACCGCCTCGACCTAACGTAGCTTGCTGATTCTGAAGTATGGCTTTGAGGGCTGTCGCAGCAGATTTCCATAACTCAGTAATCTTGGGGTATGTCGCGCGGTACGTATCAATAATTCTCTTAGCTTCTTTCTCTTCAATTTGTACCCCGAAGTTCTTGAGCTGTAACTTGAACTTGGTCGCACCCATCCCGTACCCACAGCCAAGGATAGTTGTCTTTCCGACGAACCTTTCATCCTTTGTAATTTCAGATACATCTTTGCTGTAGATAGCCGAAGCCATGATTTTGTATACATCCTCGCCACGATCAAATGCCTCCACTAAGTCGTCTTGTTCTGCTAGCCAAGCTAGCGTACGTGCTTCAATTTGTGATGAATCAGAGTCGATCATCATGTATCCGTCCGGGGCAATGATTGCCTTCTTCAGGGGTGAGTTGCGTTGTAGGTTTTGCAGGTTCAGTTTGTCGTCACCGCCCCAACGTCCGGTGTGTGCGGCATAGTAGCGCAGGGGTACAGGTAGCGCACCACGTTCAGCAATCCCCATGAACCTAGCTGTTCTTGTCTCTTCGATCGTAGACTTAGTTCCCAACCTTGCGGCTACTAGCGCTTGAACTTGTGGGTCTTCGTGTTCGAGCAAAGCCTTGAACGCTTCGTCTGTTTTAGAGAACGCAAAGGTTTCTTTGCCGGTAGTCGGGCTGATCTTACTCGGCGGGGTGACACCAAATGCAATCAATACCTCCGCAAACTTTTGGTTGCTCATCAAGTCGTCTTTGGCAAAGTTCTCGAGCAGTTCTTCCTTGCGGATTCTTTCAGTCATCAAGTGGGTTTTAAGAAGTGCTTGGTCTAACTGCAACACAGGCTCTGTGAACATGCGTACAGTCAAGTCGATCAGGCGCAACTCAATAGGGGGGAAACCCTTACTCATTTGCCCAAACAATTCCCACGTAAGCGCAACGTCATTCTTACAGTAGTCGCCATATCGTTTTAACTGTTCGGGGCTGAAGTCGGCACGATGTAAACCTAATGCGTTCTCAACTTCTGTACCCTTTGCACCTAGTTCGTAATATTGGGCCAAGACTTTCAAACTGCCACCGACTTGCGTACCATGTAGCGCCCTACCCATGGACAACGTATCAAGCCAACCCTTGGGGCTAAGTCCGTAGACCCATTGCAAAATTGCACCATCAAACGGGGCATTGTGGGCTAGCGCCAAGGAATTCCCCCAATCAAATCGGGTAAGGAACTGGTGCATGGATTCAGCATCGCCACTAAACCACTCGGGCTTTCCATCGTTCACCTGCACAGCTACGCCAATAACTTCAAACTCGGGGCTACGAATGTATTCCTCCGTGGTAACTTTTGTTAGGCTGAACTCCCGAGAATAATATGTCTCAAAGTCAATCGTTAGTATGTTCATGCAAGCTCTTTCAATACAAACTCAAGGGGGGATGGGCGTAGATTAAAGCTCTCCTCATTAAGAACTAGGGTTATGCCCCCCGCGTCTTGTATCTCGATTAGATTTTTGTGTTGTAGCGCAGTAACCTTGCCCTTACCCGCTTTGGCTTCGATCGCTAGGAACTTGCCGTTGACGCAACAGAGAAAATCGGGGACGCCACTGTTGCCGTAGCCTGTGCCGATGGGCATAGCGTAGTAGACGTTGTGGGCTTTGAGGATTGCCTTGATCTTTGCTTTGACCTTGGCTTCAGGTGTGGTCGCCATCTAACACTCCAGTTATTTTTCAAACTAGATGATAGCACAGCGTTTTACTTTGTCAATAGTACAGACGAAAAAAAGCCACCCGAAGGTGGCTAGTGGTTACCCTAACTTCTAACAAATGTTAGGACAGGCTCTCGATCTCACGCTCAAGATACCATTGGGCTTTCTTCAAGTCTTCCAACTTGTTGCCTTTGTGGTCGGCACGTGTCAGGTACTTCACCACGTTGCCGAGTCGGTAGTTAAGTTTCTTGGCTTCAATGAAGTCAATCGTCTCTATTCCACCTACGCTGTAATGAGTAGGGCTGTTGACCGGGTCGGCTTGATCGCCCATTGATACTGCATAAGTTAATTCGGCAAGGCGTTCGGGTGTCATATGTGGAACTGAGTCCTCATAAGTAAAAAGGTCTGTGGCATCGTAAACTGGAGTGTTAGAGCTAAACAAACCCAACTGTCTCCAATCATTCTTGCTCTTATTGGTCAGAGCTTTCTTCTTCGCCATACCTCCGGCTTTCTTCCTAGCTTGCTTTGCGTTCCACATAACTGAGTACACGTACTTGTCAGTAGCGCCGGTAGCATTGGCTATGTCCTCCGTACTCGCCTTTGGGTTCTTGGCTACGTACTCACGCACTCGTGCGGCTTTGGTTTGCTTTTTTTCTGTTGTTGCTAATTCAATCATGGTTTTCTCCTGTTTGGGTTTTAACGTACTCGGTAAGAATTTCTCTCATCTTGGCTTGCTTTGTATACGCATGGTGGGTATTGAAGTAATCCATCACCTCCTTTGGTACACGCAAGCTCGTGCAGAATAGGGCGGGCTTCTTACCAACACCTCGCCCCCTGCGTTTTTTATCTAACTTCAACTCTTCAATTCCTGTTGTCATCTGCTCCCCTTTTCTTTTGGCTCAGTCAATACTGTCTCCACAGTCTTGAACGTGTGATTGTTAAAACACTCCCTACGCCTAACGTATCCCTTATCAGTTACTCGTGTTTCTTTAATATCTGTTGGGGCGTTGCATAGTGGGCATTTCATTCGTGTAATGCCTTCAAAGTTACCTCTTGGATAAGATCTAATAAAAGCTCGGGGTTTCCACCTCCGGCTATCGCCCTATCAATTTCAACCAACGTAAGGTAATACTTCTCACCTTGCAACGCATGCTTAAGCTTTGGCTCATCTTGTGGGTATGTGAATTCAAGTATGGCTTTCATTTGCTGTCTCCCTTTTGCATGAACATAATCAACCTAGCTTTACGCCACGTTTTACGTACGTCTGTTTGTGAAGCATTGCGATACTTGAACTTCGGGTCTGTACACAACCGAGTCGGCATCGCCTTCGAACTGTATTTCAACTCTTCCATTTCTTTCTCCTTTTCTAACATTTGTTAGTCCATCAATAACACAAAAATCTCACTCGTCACTCGGCAACCTATGTCGGTGAGATACTCTTCGTCTTGTACCAACTTGAGCATGCCCATCTTCATACATATATCTTGGGGGAGCGTATTATCCTCATATAAATCTACTTTGTCACCTATTTTAACTAGGTAGTTACCCAAGTCTTTGACTACTAGCGCAGTCTTACTGTCGCCAAAGTCCTTCTGAACTTTCTCGATAGTCTTCATCTCTATGTCGAGTGCGTTTACCTTCTCCATGTTAGTGAGAACACTTTGTTTGACCTGTGGGTGCGCTTCTTTCTCTATGTATTCGAGAAACATAGCATTACCCTTACCTAGCGCCCACAGTAATAGCTCGCTCTGTACCTTGGATTGACTGTTAGTGCGCTCACGTTCTTTGTTCCAGCTAGCCCGAGTCACTACACGTTCTGCCGCATCCTTAGCTTTGTTGATACGCTCGTTGGGATTCATCTTGCCGAACATCTTCTTAGCCATGAGTACGGCTTTGTCTGCGTCACTAGTACGATACGAGTTGCTACGTTGCCGACCCTTACCAATACGATCGTTGGTGATAGCGATAACTTTACCCTTCTGCCCCATGTAAGACATGCCAATAGCGCCCAACTCCTCACCATCTAGCTTGACAACAAACCCCGATGCCTTTCGGCTAGTTCCACTGTCGTGCGTACTGTTAACAATAACAAAAGTCCACAATGGATTCAAAGAAGCCAGTCGGCTAACCACAGGGTCTAGCATCCCATACACGCCACCCATCTTCAGCCCTTCTTTGTCGAAAGACTTCTTTAGGTCTTCGCTCATCACTACGTTGCTAAAGCTCAATGTATTCATAGTCATATTCAGTTACTCCTAACAAATGTTATTACCACTCGAACTTACCCAAGATCGCATCGACCTTGGACTTCAGATTCTCACGCACCAACGCATCCTCTTTGACCTCATCAATGTCAGCACCAAGCATGGCTAGCTCTACTTGCCTACGTGCATCCTCTAACTTGGGGTCGTTAGTGACATTTAGTTTTGTCAATAGCTCGCACAACTCCAGTGGGTTGCTAATCAATGAGTCGTGATATCGCTTTTTCCCGTCACCTGAGTCTTCCAACTTCTTGGACATACTTAAGAGAACTTCGTGCAGACGCTCCCATGGTGTACGCATCGCATCGGCCAGCTTCTCCGAATACTGAATCTCGTAAGCCGATCTCATTTCCTCCAAGTCATGCGCAGGAATATCTAAGCGAAAGTCACCAGCCTCGGGCAAAGGTTTTACGCTACGTCTAAAGCTGAACTTCTTCCTAACTTCTGTTAGCTCGGGGTAGTCCTCTGCTTTGTAGAGCGTACCGAGATTGACCTTGGCCTCCTCCACCAATGTCTCGTACTCATCAAAGAAGTTATCGCACAACATATTGAACGTACGCTCGTAGCCATTCATGGTCTGCTTGTAATCCATGAACAACTTAGTCGGCAACATGCGCTCGCCTTTGTCAGCCCAAGGTAAGGTGTGCTGATTGTTATAGAGTCGTACCCTTGCGGCGAACTTCTCAATGTCTGCTCGTAGGCTTGTACCTGCAAACAGATTCTTCTTGGTCTGCGAGGCATCCTTGTGTGCCGACGCATTTGCATTGACTTGGCTCGTGATCTCTCGGTCAATCTTTGATGCGGGCCAAACGCTGATGTTCAATTCCACTAACACTGCTGATGCACTAATACTCATTTCATTTCTCCTTGGTTAATCTTTAACATGAATCGTTTTGCCGTTGTCGGCAACACAATCGTTCCCACCTACAATCGCCCACAGTACAGGCGCAGTCCAGTCACTACCCCAATCGTTACCCACGTACCCATCGGTCAATACGATGATGCACTCGGGTTTGATTTGCTTTTCTTTCAGATACGCTGATACACATGATGGAGATGTACCTCCGCCACCTTTAGGTTTAGTAGAGTTGATGATGTCACCCACCATGCCCTCCGTGTATTCCTCGTGTGCGGCTACGTGGCTATCCCAATAGATTAAGTCCACTTGGCTCGGCTTAACTTCTTCTGCGATACCCCTAACTTCTGTTAGAAAGCCTGACAGCTCTTCTTGCCCAACCGAACCTGACGTATCCACAGCCACAACCAAGTGACCAACCTTCTCACCGATGAGGCTAGGCATGTACGTACCCGCAGACAAGAACCTACGATTCACCCTACGCCACGATGACGTATCTTTTGCATGGCATGTGGATTTCACGAACTCACGCAACATCTCACGCCAGTCAACCTTTGGCTCAAGTAAGTCGAGTAAGTCTCGGTCTAGCTCTCCTGCGCCAGTTCCCGCTATTTTTTGGTGCGCCATTACACCTTGGCGAATAGCCTGATCTATCTCACGCTCGAGAACCTTCTTCTCCTCCTCGGTCATATCCTTTGCACCATCCCAATCGTGGTCGTCAAAGCCTTCACCGCCTTCGCCTTTTCCGCTGCCATCATCCTTTTGCTCATCTTTGAGTAGGTCGAACACTTGCTTGGCGTTCATGCCACGAAAACGCTCATCCACCAAACCCATGGGTTTACCCTTGAGTTCACCATCAGCCCATTTGGGCATGGCAATAGTTCGCTCGCTTGGGTCGAGGTCTTTGAGCTTGAGGTTAATCACGTAGTCACAGGCGGCATTAGCCAGCGAATGGTTCTCGTCATGGAGTTTCTTCCATGTGGTCATGTGACGAAATGCCTTGTGCAGATTCTCATGGAGTACCACGAAATTCAACTCAGGCTCTTTGAGCATAGTCACAAACTTGCGACCATACTTCTCGTCTCTGCCGTTGGTGCATGCAGTTGGAATGTTGTCCACTACACTCGTACGACCAACCATCAAGATACCAGACCAAAGGGCAAACCTCGGGTCACGCATCAATGTGATCTTAGCTTTCTGAACTTTTCTTTCTTCTAACATTTGTTACCTTTCATCGTTTAACATCATTTCTAATACCTTCTCACAAACTTGTCTGTCGGCATGTTCAAACAAAGTCTTGCAGTCTTTTCTGTCGTATACGCAGTAACCTATAACTCGTATTTGTGCCGCACCACTCTCTGTCTTGTCATGCTCGGTTCTCCACCTCACGATGTACCGCAGGAACTTGCGATCTGTTTCTAACATTTGTTAGGTATCTCAGAGTAGGTCTTGGTTCTTAACAACCCAGTCCTTGAACGCACTGCTTGAGAAAGCGATGGATTGTTTAGCGGGGTTCTTGGCAATGTTGATAGCGAACACGGCTTGCCATTCGGCATCGAATCGAGACAGATACTCCATGAATGGGCTAATGGTTTCCTTCGTAATCCGAGCGATAGCACCGAACACCACAATGGCGCATGCACCCGGACTTGTAGGTACTGTCGTAGTCTTTGGCTCTTTGATAGTCGCCTCCCATGTGGGCAGTTGATCTGAGAACTCAATGTACGCTTGCATATCACGCGCACCCGATTCACCAATCGCACCAGTCAATGCGGCAATCACCGAATCAGGGTCGTTGTCCTTGCGAGTCCGTACGATATTGCTCGCTGTCTCCAATGAGCGTGGGGATACGAAAGCATGCTGAGCTTTACGTGGGTTGTAGATGTATGGGTTGTCGCCCTGTGCCGCATCGGTATAGCTTGCCAATACGTGAGGAAAACGATTCACCCATGCAATTACCTCGGGTTCGAGTCCCTTACCAATAGCCCACTCAATCCACTGCTCGGCATCGGGTTTGGCAATCGTCACCGGAACCAGTCGGTTACGGCTATGTGCTTTGAGGGAGTCGCCCACGCCATCGGTCGTTAGATTACCAGTCAAAAACACGATAGTCGGTGGATTGTTTGGTTCGTTTAGTGGTATGTCACCGAGTCGTGGGTTTGCCTTCTCAAGCATGGGGTGAAGCATATTCTTCACGGGGTCTGCACCCTTCGTGAACTCGTCGAGCATGATGACCAATGGTTTCTTCTCGTGAATCTTGAATCGTGCATTGGGATAATAGCGTGTGGTCTTGGTGTCGTGGTCGATCACAGGCATTGCTATGTCGCCCAAGTCCATGTTGGGTACGTCTATGTACGCATACTCATAGCCGAGGGAGTCGGCAATATTCTCTAGTAGGGAAGACTTCCCAATCCCGGGCTCGCCTTGTAACAAGAACCGAGTTGTTGGGTTTGTGCGGATAAGGTTAGCCGCTTGCTTGAGGGTAATTGATTTACCGAAATTGATTTCTGCCATGATGTTCTTTCTAATACGCTGATATTTCTAACATTTGTTAGGTTTGCAGGTAACACTTTGTTTTTGTACCTACGCCTACGCTGATACAGACACAATTATCCATATCAACCTTTATTATACCACAAAGTTACACATAAGTCAAGTTCTTCAACCTATGCTTCGCTTCGTAATTTGTACGCCTTTATA